CTTTTAGTTCTACTGCCATCGCCCTGCTCCTTCGCTCTGTCCTTCAGGGCTTGAAGTAAAGTCCTGAACATTGTGTGATCTAGTTCAATTAAAGTCTGAGGCGAGAGTCCTGTCTCAAGCGATAGTCTCGCTACGAGATAGGTGAAGGACTCTCGCGTTACTCCAAAGGGTCATCGTCTAGAACCTCGACTCGCGTCAATGTATCTAGAAAAGACTCTCCGAAGGGTTTAACGGTTTCACCCGACCGACGGATTGCTTCCCAGCAGAGCCAATATACATCGGTCTGCTTTTCGTCATCTCTAAAGGCTTTGTGGAAGCCCTTCTTCGCATATTGCTCAAAGGCGTACTCGATCGCCGGAGTGATCTGGTACTCGTTAACGCTTCCATCTGCCCTTGTTACCTTTAGTTTTGCCATTGTTTGCCCCTTAGTTAGTTATTACGCTGTTGTTATTGCTACTGTGCCGTTGACTGTCCAGGTTACTGACTGTGTTCCAAGGTCTGCAACTGAACCGTTAATGTCGGTTGTGTTGTTGACTAGGCAAGTCATTGTGTAAAGAGGGTTGGTCGCTGATGTAGCTGCTGAAGTCTGCTTTAGGGTTACTGTTACTGAAGTACCCCAAGCAGCTTGCAAAGTTGCTAAAACGTTTGCTGATGCTGTGTCGTTTAGGAAGTCGATAGTCAATGATGATGCTTCCAAGCCTTTAACAAACTTGTGTCCACTATCGCCCATTGCTGTAACTTCGAGTTCATCGAATGATCGGTTAAGCGTTACTGAAGTAACATGGTTAGAGAGGTCAACCGAGTTAACAGTAACCACGACTCCATTGTTTAGAAATACTGCCATTTGGTTTATTCCTCGTCTTTCTTATTAGATGGTTTTGGTGCTGGTGTTGCAGGAGTCTGACCAATCTTGATCAGGAACTCTGCTTGTTCTTTTTCCCATTCATTCATGGTTTAACTCCAACTCGTTAGGACTGAGACTTGCAGGGAGCAAGTCAGTAGATCGCCGGTGGCAGCGTTAAGAACGCTAGGCGCGCTTACATCTCCCACATTATAGACGATCGAGGATGCCGCCAGTTTGTTAAACACAGCAACTAGCATTTCCTCAATTCCATTTAGATTGCCTTCATTGTCCAGGAGTGGCACGAAGATGTTTATATTAAAATTAGCAAGAGGCGCGATAGTGTTGTAACTGTTATTGCTAGGCGATACATAAGGATCTGCCGGACTGACTACGACGCTGTTTACGATTGGCGTAGCTGGTGGGAATGAAAATACTGACCAGAGTGAATTATCGACTAGAGCCGCTGCAATAGTGGAACGAAGAGTTGAGATCGCTGCTGCCATGGTTAGCCAACCATCGAGCGCGGATCTAAGTAAGGCGCTAACAAGCCGCGAACGCGAGCAAGCAAAGTGTTAGACATTGTGAATGGGCTAGGAGCAAAGCCATCGACAGTCATGCCCTGACCGCTTGGCGCTTGTCGCGCTTGCCAGATAGCCTCACAGATTTGTAGAGATGCTTGCTTAACTGCATCCTTCGTTGTGTAATCTGTCTGAGTTGTGCCTGAGACTACGCCTAAAGGAACTACTGGATGGTAGCCAGTCTCCGTTGGGCTGCCTGTTACTGCATAAGTAATAGATTGAACATCAACTGCTGTGATGGTCTTTGTGCCGTTAAAGGGTGTGCCATTTTTTGTTACTACTACGGTTTCGCCGACATAAAATATATCTGTTACTCGCTGATCAAAATAAAGAGTGCCCTCTGTGGTTGTGTTGCTGTGTGCAACATTGTAAGTCTCGTTAGTAAATAGGAAGGGCAACATAACATCATCTGCTGCATCGCAGACTGACTGTAAAACCGCATCTGTATAGAGTGTGCCTACGCCTAGGGCACTTCTAAGAGTTGCGACTGTTGTTACGCTCATGTGATCCTTCCTAAAGACTGGCTGGGTAGAAGGGCACTACCCAGCCAGCGACTTAATGGGTTTTTATCAGGTCTTGTTGATGCCGAATGCGCCCGCACCAATTTTAGTTGCGATTGCACCGTAGCCGTACATTGCTACAAGGATTTCTCCTGAAGCAATTACATCAGCGCGAAGTTGGTAAGTTGGTGACTCATACCATGTGTAGGCAGTTGGGTTAATAATCAACATTGAGTCATCTTTGTCTGTGTCATTTGCTGTTGGAACATTTGCAGACACATAGAGATCAAGACCGGCAACATTTCCACGAATGCTGTCTGGGCGTACTACGCCGCCAGCGTTCTGAGGTTGTGCAGCCATGTAGATTGGACGCCCTGAGTCGTTCAATGTCATGAGGTTTGCCCATTGGCTAGTGTTAGCCAAGATGTTGCGAGCAAAGCCCTGTGTGTTTGTGTAAACAGAAGCAGCGCCGCGTGATACGAAACCAAGCAATTCTGATGCTGTTGGATATGTTGTTAGTGTTGTTGCATCTGCTGTTGCGCCTGAAGCTAGTGCTGTGTAAACAGCCTTATCAGTTGCGGCTGCGTACTGTGCAGCCATGTTGTTCATCAATTCAGTAATGAATAATGGTGATGAACGATCGAACAGTTCAACTGAAAATTGCTGTTGTCCAGCATACTTTTTGACCGTTACTGTTACGAATGATGAAGCCTGATCTGTGTTAGATGGTGTACCGGCTTCTGCTGTTTCTGCAACTGTTGGAAGTGTTGTGATCTTTGGGATCTCGAAAGACATTCCAGCATCAGGCAATACGCCTGTTGAGATAGCATCGATCGCTGAACGAGTGTTGTTTGCAAGTCCATTGATGACGGTTGTTAGTTGACGTGTTGGGATAAGACCAGCATTGTCTGTTGTATCTGCTGCTGCGCGAACATACTCACGAGCCTCATCTGATCCAAGTGATGCCTTGATAGTCATTTCTAACTGCTTTGGAGCAGAGAAATCAAAGCGTGGCTTGGAGTAAGCCATTGCTGTAATAGTAGGGCGAGCAGCTTCTACAGCCGCAGCTTCTACCGGTGTTGCTTCGACTGGAGTGGTTTCTTCCACGACTGTCTCGCTTTCTGTTTTGGTTTCTTCGACAGGGATAATTTCCTCTGCCGCGATCTCTAGTATTTGAGCAGACTTAAAGGCTGGCTCAGTTACTAGAGAAACTTCTTTTAATTTAGCCGCTGATACGACTGTATGACCATCGCGTGATGGCTTTGCTGAGATGATCTCTGCGCCGATCGATAAGCCAGTTACTAAGCCTTCTTGCGCCATTACCAAGGCATCGTTGCCGCTTGTTGAGCGACTTAACTTAAAGGTTGCATAGATGCCGTCTGCGCGTGTCTCAGCAGCAGTCATTCTACCAATAGGCTTCTTCATATCGTGTTGCGACAACAGCTTGATCTTACTTACATCGCCGATCTCGATAGACCCAGCCTCGAATGTATATGCGCCGAGATTGGTATTGCCAACCTCGCCTGTACCAAGTGGAACGATCTTGCCAGATATTTCGCGGCGATCTTCATTGCACTCGATGGATGATGCTTCAATGTATAGAGTTTCCATTATTCGCCATTTCCGTTAGGAGATAAACTTTCCATTTCCATTGCCTGTTCAGTTGTAATTAACCCAAGTGCCAGCATCTTTTCTAGTACTAGCAGTCTTTCCATTGGCTCTGTTCTCAAGAATGTACTGTCGAGATCAAACTTCACATAATGACCGGCAGTAGATATATCATCCATGCTTAGTCTTGCCTCGATGGCTGATGCGTAAGGCTGCAAAGTTAGCGCAACCATCTGTTTACGCTCGTCTTGGACGTTGGCATAAGTCATAGTCGTATTTTGCGAAGCAGAGACATAGTAAGGATCAACCGAGCAAAGTCTGGCGCATTCTGTGGCTAGGTTCTGAATTGCCTCGTTGTAAAGCATATCTTTGGGCGAGAATGAAGTCGGCTCGTAATTCAAAGTCGAAGTCAGGTAAGCAGTTGCGTTATTTGTGCGACTGCGCTTCCAAGCGGCTAAAAGTGCTGTTATTTCAGATGGCGGAAGGTCAGCGCCAGAGTTCTTGATTATGCCGCTGCTCATCGGAGTTGCAGAAGCGATCGCAGCAGAGCGCTGTACATCGAGTGCAGACTGAATAGTTCTAGCGCCAATTCCTAAGATGCCTTCATCTTTTTGGAATGTAATAAGTGAGCCAAGTCCCGTCATCGGTACTGGCTTACCATCAATGTTGTATTGCGTTACAAAGTTTGTCGCTGGATCAGTAATAAAGCCAACCTTAGTGTTGGCAACCCAGTTAGCGCGAGCCATGCGGCCATCCTCGGCATAGACTTCAGTAATCTGCCAGAAGGCTTGTCCATACATAAGCAGCGAGTCAAGCGTGAAATATAGTGTTTCGAATAATGGCTGATGCTTAGAAGGTTGCTCTACCCATCGAGGTGCAGCAATCTTTTCGCCGGTTGACTTCTTGTAATACTCTAAAGGCACAGAAGCGAGAGTTCCTGCGATTAAATCTCTGCATCTTTTGATCGCTGGAACGCCGAGTGCCTGTTGGCGAGATACTAACGCTGGGAAGTAATTGTTATAGCCGTAAAAACTGTCGGCCATGATCTGAGGCGCTTCTTGCGCTTCAATAACTTGTGGCTTACGCGAGAATATACCCATAGGCTGTAATTATACACTAGATGTAGGTCATTCGATGTAAATAGCCGCTATCTGTTGCGGTTTGTTTAATTTGCTAACGATCATGGCAATGGAGATCGGCGCGCTAATGTCTCCAGCCGATTTACGCTTGATGATTCTCCAGGCTGAGTCGTTAACCTTTGCAGCTACATTCTCAAACTGCTCAATAATAGATCGCTGACCATTGTGAACCATTCGCTGGTTAACCACGGCATCTAATAGATCACCGCAAGCCTGATAGAACTGTTGACCTGAGCAGTCCTCTACAACACAACCCGCTTGGGTTAATCGATCCGCAATAGTCTGGGTGGCGTAGCGATCAAACATAATTTGTTTTGGTCTGTAGAGATCAACCCATCCCTTTATGGTCGCGGCGATTTCGAGATCGTTCACAGCTACTTGAGATTCCCATGTTTGGATGATTCCGACACCAATTCTACCGTCAGGGAGTATTTGACCAGCGCAAAGGCTTGCGTTCCGTTTGCTAGGGCTAACATCAAACCCGAATACCGTGTAAGCGCCAGGACTCATTTCCAATGTGCTATCGGAACAGTCCTCGATGCTACCTGGTGGGAAAGGTGATTGTAATGATGATACCCATAGACAGAGAAGTTCCGTCATAATGCTTTCGTGGCTCGAAGTCGAGATACTCTCAGCGATCGCTTCCTTGCTAACCGTTATCCCAAGGGCTGGGTTCGCATGTGCTACACCTTCCCAGAACGCTTTAGAGTTTAGGTCGATCTTTAGGAATGTTGGGGCGCTGTACTCGTAATAACCGAATGTCTTGGGTGGCTTCTCCATTGCGCGGGTTTTCAGTTCATTCAGTGGAGTACTAAACGCATCGCCAGCGTTGCTAGTCCAGAATGTTTGTCCATCGGTTGCTCTAGTTGTAGGGGTGATCGCAGTGAACGCCTCATCCGACCATTCACGCAACTCATCGCCCCAGGTAAAGTGCGAGGTTCTACCGCGAGATCCATCTCTAGTAGCTGCGACCACATCTAAACGACCGCCGCCAAACTCTGGCAGCAGCTCGATCGACTCGGTGCCGTTGGCATATCGGATCGCTTTGACCTGAGAGTTGAGAAAGTCCTGTCCCTCGATCATGTATGCCATTTCGCGGAACGAGACCAGTGCCATCGCTCGATTAGATGATGCGATTAGCACTCTAGGGCTTTTAAAGAGAAAAAGGTGGGCTAGGCACATAACTCGACCAAGATGAGACTTTCCGCTTTGTCTTGCGACAAGAAGCAGCCCAGTGCGCCTAATAAACTTGGATTTACTATCAATGGAGAAAAAGTCCTTCACAATTAGTTCCTGCCATGGCATTAGAGGCTGACCTAGGCGTTTAGCGAACTCAATTACCTC